CGGAACAGGTATAATCTTTTGTGCTTTTTTTGAATCGCGGCATGTGTTCATCAAAGGTTTCTTCACTATGGTGGCTTAGTTCGTAAACGGCCTCTTGCAGTGTATCTCCAGTGATTTCCACAATGTTTTTGGTTCCATGATTCCACATTGCCATTTCTAGGATGGTGTCAATAGAAAGTGGACAACGATAGCGAGATTGGTTTCGATCATACCTGAATTTCCGCTTCAAGAATTGCACTTCATCGAGGGTTCGGGTCGGGATGAGGGTTCCGGTCTTAAGTTCATCTGTATAAGTCATGCCAATAGTGAGGTATGCCTCTGATATAGTTTCCTGGTTAAACCAAGATACAATTTCGTCAGAAATATTCCACAAATCGTCATCGCCATAGTTGTTGTGGCAGACGTGTTGGTCGAAATTTAACAGAGAAACTTGGTCGGGAGCGTATTTCTTGGCGCAAACTATGTAAACATATCTTGCAGAAATACTATGGTAAAGTGAGTTGAGTAGGGCAGTGATTGGGCAACCACTAGGTTGTGAGTGAGACCACACGTAAAGTTGGTTTCCACTCACATGAACACTATTCACAATATCGAGCCAGATCATTCGTCTAATAGATCGCTCTTCGTCTGTGCCATCATAGAAATCTTCTATGATATCGAGGCAAGACCATAACATGGTCGCAGACAAAGTGCCATCATAATTAGTGAAATCTCCAGCAATGATATGTTTTCCACGAGAGCGCATTCGGTTGGCAAGCGTAGTCCATTCTTGCGAATAAACATTTATACCAACACAAGATTCATTCTGGATTCGATTTCTCATCATATGAGAAGCAAAACCGAAGAAGTATTGTCGGAAGATGATCAAAAAGGCCATCTCTCCGGCAGCGAAAAGACGTGTCTTTCCAGATTCTACTTTTTCAATGGTTCGTCTCTCATCTTTCAGAGTGTCAATCCAAACTGTATCACTACGTTTTCCAGCTTTCAGTCGGGTCAGCATCTCGTCAACCTTCTGCAACACCAAAGGGTGGTCAGTTCGATAAGTTCCATCTCCATTATCTAGATAATTTCGTTTTCCCTTACCGGTCTTTGACCATCCATGGAAGGTTGGTAATCCTCCAGGTGACGTGTTACGTTTGATTGGGAGATACGTGGGTTCGTTTTCGATACCAGCAATTGCTTCTGCTATCGTCAACACACGTTGGTCGGTCGGGTCGATGTTTCTCATCATAACTTGTGAGTAATGATGGGTCGCTCTCTTCAGAATGTCTTGATCAATTTCAACACTCTCTGTCAATGCTTTTTTACGAGCACTAACGAAAGGGTCAATAATGACGTCATCTTTCCTAAATCGAGACAACTTGGCGGGTAAGGTCAGGGGTTCTGCAATAACTCCATGCAAGGGACTGGGATAAATATTTGATTTCAAGGGTTGGTAGATAGTTTCTACTTCACCAAGAGGAAGATAACTTCCTTCAAATTTCTTCTCGTCAATCGGTGTGCAAGGAATATTGCATTGTCCATTCGACTTAGATTCAGGGTGTCTGAGAGGGTGGGCGGCTTGGAGCTCTTTCATGAAATCTGCATGTATTGCCACAGCAACTCCTGTGTAAATTCCAGTTCCAGCAGCCATATGAATACCAATAATCTTCCGTTCAAAGTTTTTGTCCAGTGCAACAAGCACACTACCACAATCTCCTTTCACAGTGTCAATATTATACTCATAGGCCTCTCGAATTAGAGTCGCTACTCCTTGTACTCTTAATTCGAATGGGGTGTCAACTGCTTTGCAGAGGTTTGCCTGTTTCACTTTGTGAGCTTCACGGTGAGAAACAAGCGAAACCTTAGCCAAGGCTCGGTGGAGTCGGAAGTCTTCCTTAGTCATAAAATATTTACTTACATCTGCCATCACGCGAACGTGTTGGGGGAATTCAAGTAAGACGACATCTTTATCATAATGAAGACTTTCCTTGCTGACTTCAGTAACCACGATGTTGGCGGTTGTGGCTGTGAAGAATTCGTGGGAATTGGAAATTACGACTTTCTCTCTCAACATTCTAGCTATGTGGCGGTTGGTGATCGCTAATCTTCCTTTTATGAAGAACACAAAACCAAGGGGAACATTTAAGTCCGCATTGGCAATTGAATAAATGTTATTATACAATTTATTCTGGATTTCTA